TAAAAGGCTTTCACACGGTGGGGGTCGCTGGTTCGAACCCAGTAGCGCCCACCATCTAAAACACCAGGCCAGACGCGTCTATATGCGCTGGCCTTTTTGTTTATTTACTCGTAAATTTTGCTTTTAGCCACAATTTAGCCACAATTATGCAAATTAGGGAGCCTTTCGGCTCCCTAATTAGTCTATTAGTCATGCAATTAGATTAAGCCGCATCTAAGTACTGAGCAGCTACATAGCGAGTACCAGTGTATGCCTGATACTTCGCCCAGCCGTTGTTTATCGACTGGACATACAGGTCATAGCCATCGTGCAACTGTCCAGTAATGCGATAATTGGTGCCAGGGCCGCTGCGTACATTGAGCGCGGTATTGACATCAACTGTGTACCATCCGCCAGACTTGGTGGAGCTGGTGGAGCTGGTGGAGCTGGTAGCTTTGCCGCCCTTTACCAAGTAGTCGCTAGGATCATAGCCGCCCGTAGGCTTACCCACAGCGACATAGCGCACATTGCCGCTATAAGCAGTGTACTTACCCCACACGTAACCGTCGGCAATCTTGTACCAATCGTCAAGGACTACTTTGCCGCCACGTGCGTAATTACCAACGATGCCTGCAGAAGTGCTCGGTGCGGTACGGATATTAAGGCTCGATGCCATTACCGTATAAGTCCCGCCAAAGCCTGTTCCGCTATGACCAGAGACAGAGCTATTAGACGCAGATCCGCCTACAGAACTACCAGCACTGCCAGAGACTTCGCCAGTCTTCATGTAAGCCTGGACAGCGGCCTTAAACTGGCTCCATGACTTGCCGTAAGTCTCAAAATAACTAATAGGATCGGTATGATCGGTACCGCCCCATTTCAAGCGGCAATCGTTATGACACAAGAGTCGATCAATTCCCCAACCTTTGGCGTTAAGGTAATCTCCTGCCCATTTAATAGCCTCTGTCCATTGCGCATTAAAATCTGACTTATTTGTTGCATGGCAGAGTTCGATACCTACGGTTCGACTGTTTCCATTACCTACGTGCCAGGCTTTGCGATTGTCAGCCATCGCATGATAAACGACATCACCATCGAGATCCATTGTGTAATGAACAACGTATGCATTAGGATTGTTGCGCCAATAAGTCATTAGCTGTTTAGCCGTCGCACCTGGATCCGCAGTTTCGTGGATCACTAAATAGGATGGGGTAATGTAGCCATGGCCATTACTGATAATCTGCTCATACTGCGTATATGCCAGAGCATCGTCTGGCGCAATAGGATTGTCAACAGGGGCATACGCCATAGCTGCAGTAGCAATTCCAATGCCAATGCCGATTGCTACTGCCTTTTGAAAGACTTTGCTTTTCTTGACTTCTTTGGCAGCGCGATTAAGCAGAGTTTCTTCTGCTGTTGCGTTATTCTCCATCATCGGCACCACCTTTGATGGCAGACGCACCAATAGCGGCTCCAATAAAGACTCCTACACCAGTAATGCACGTTGCAATTTCTGCAGTGTATGGCAGTCCAAAGGCATTACCGATCGTCAGCGTTAAAGTTGCTGCTGCAGGGCATACTACAAGACCAGTCCACTTAAGCACGTTGTAGGCCTTGTCTGGCAACAGCCATTCTGGTGGACGGGTTTCTTCGTCATTCATTTCTATCCTCCTTTACGTGTTGTTCCATGATTTCTTGGTAGAGTTGGGTTCCTGTTCCGTTGCCCCCAAGGGCGTGGTAGGCGCTATAGACGCTTGTTGCCTGCTCTTTGATCTGTACAGGGCATGGACCGCCTGATGCCACGTATTCAGCGTGATAGGTGATTAGCTGTTGCCTAAGCAGTGCACGCATACCTTGCTCCATCGCTTTGTCGTGCTCTCGGTCACGTTTTCTTGCGGCCTGATTGGTGGCTACGAGGTATCCAATTGCCGCCGAAAAAAGAGGCGCGAAGATCCAACCAGCAAGCGTCCAAAAAGGAATCTCTTGCATTACTCACCTCCTTCCAGGGGGCTTTGGTGCTTAAAAAATAGGGAAGATGTCACCAGGGAAAGACCAGACTCCTACCATGCTTAATTGATCAGAAATACGTCGGGTCTTTTTTACTTGAAAGGAATAAAAAATGAAGCTGAAAACCTATTACGAAACCATCTATAGGTCCTATTACAAAACGCTATCGCCCAGCACCGTAAGTGGATATGAGAGCAGTTGGCATCTTTACATCAAGAAGAAGTTCGGTGATTGGGAAATTGAACAAATCCGTGTGCGTGACATCAACATTTGGCTAACAGAATTTGATAGCGCAGGAGCCGCTAGAAAAGCGTTTAAAATCCTCCGTCAGATAATAAATGCAGCTATAGCTGATGAAGTCTATCCTGACACCGTAGCAGAGCCTAAGTTTCGCTCCGTTAGACAACCAAAAGTGCCACCACGTGAAAAACCGCGTTCCATGACGCTCCGAGAAATGAACCAACTACTACGCGCTTGCTATGGTTGGGAGCATGAGGCTACAGTCATATGCGGAGTATGGCTTGGTTTAAGACGATCGGAACAATGTGGTTTGCAATGGCGAGACATCAACCTGAAAACAGGCGTTGTTATGATCAGACGAGGAGTGCAAGTAATCAATGGAGAGCTACTTGTAACAGATGTCAAAACGCATCGATCAATGCGCCCCAATGTACTACCTAAGGTCGCCATAGAACGCCTACGTGAGATAAAGCGCCAGATCAACCCTAAACCTACCGATTGGCTTATGGGTGCAGAACCCAACCCTGAAACCTATGCTAGGAAATTAAAATCGCATACTAAAAAATGTGGCGTATACTGCCCTGCTCCTAAATTCTTCCGTCACAACTTTAGTACCAATATGCACAAGTTGAGCATACCTGACGTGGATATCCAATATGCGCTTGGTCATGAGGAATTTAGCACCACCGCCAACAACTATATGATGCTCGATACAGACATCATGAGACGTAACATACGTAAGCTAGAGCGAGAGGTATTAAAGGCTGGTTCTTAACCAGCCGATCTTCCATAGCCCAGTTCTATGATACTGAGACCAAAGAGGTATCGCTTGAGGGCACATCAAGGCAATTAATTACCTTCGACCTAAGCATACCGTCAGGATATACTCCTGTTGCATTGCGGTATCTCAGCATTACAAGCCAGAATGGAGCCATTGTTTTATCATCGTGGAGACTAACGGACGAATTGCTTAATGTGAACGTTCGTAACACTTCAGGAGCGGCGATTCCTGTAACGGTTACTGCTTCAATTCTTCTAATGAGACTTCCATAGCCCAGGATGAAAGTATATCGTCCTGGCAAGGAAATGAAGTGCACTACGAAAAAGACGGTCACACTGTTACCTGCTGGGGACAAGTAACAGTGACCATTGCACCGTGGGATTATATCGAGCTCTCTACAATCCCTGATAGATTCCTGCCAGATCACAAAACATATGGACCAGGCATTGCAAACGGCTCGAACGGTGCAAGACTTGAAGCAGACCCCGCTACCAAGAAGCTAAGAGCTATGGCGCTAGGTTCTGCAATTACCAATTCGGCAATTATTTTTAACTTTAAGTGGTCTTTATAAGCGGAAATCTAACATTACCGCTGTAGTGATATGCGCCGTTGTTGTTGTGCTTGCACACCACTTCGCCTTGCTCATTTACCCATAAAACGCCTGTATGATCTCCGTCCGCAGCGCATAAAGCCATACACACCTTGTGGTGCGGAGGTTTGTCTAGCGTTCCTAGATTCCAGGTGTTTACACCTCTCATGAGCATGTCATAAACGCTTATTTCAACCGTATTATCTCCATAGTAATAAAGAGTGCATCCTGCTTCAATTTCAACAGTCTTGATTGGTACCTGGTCTATGGAAGTACGGAACTCTGATGCCGACTGAAATTCAGGCACCAACAGAATAGGATTGCCAGGAGTAATGCCGTCGTATTCGATGCGAAAAATAGGTTCTTCATGGACGGAATCGACTCCGTCAAGGATATTGCCAGAGGTTACTGCTGGGTCGGTCGGCGTGTCGGTAGTGGAGGTGCCATACTTTACGACCCATGAAGCTGATTCGACACCCGTGCCTTCGGCCTTCTCGTATCGAGCGCACACAAGAGCATTACGTTTTTGGCCGCTTACGCCAGATTGCAAGGCGATCTCTTCCGATTGCACAACGGTAAAATGGTGTCCCTGGATCATTAGATCGCCAGTATCTACTACAAGTTTGTTTGCTGTTTCCAGTGTGGGTTCAAGCTTGTTCTGAGTATCTAGCAAATAGGCATCATGACCAAAAGCTACAGCATTGACGTGAGCCATGTCTATGGGGTCTACGTGTGCCTGTCCAGCAAAGCCAGTTACAAGTTCCATTACTCATCAACTCCGTTCAGCCATGCTTGAAAATCTTTGTCTTCTTGCTGAACGAGCTCTTGGTATTTCGTTTTATGTTCAGGGCATAGGTAGTATTCAGTCGATACACCGTTGGAGTCTATGCGGTCGAACTTGCCCCACGCTGCTTCACGAGCGCCACCTACTTTGATGTGTTCCTCAGTTCCGCAATTTTTCTTATCACAAGTCCATTTACTGTAGTTAGTATCAACGCCCATGCCATAACCTCGCTTTCGTTCAGTGAGGTTATGGTCTTGGTAGTGTCACTTAGGCTGTTCTTACCCAGCGATGGAACTCGAATCCTGGGCAGTATTTCCAAGTCCCGCCGTATGTAGTTGCAGGGCTTGTCGATGAGGTGCTTTCGTATACGGATCCAACCGGGTGCGCTGCAAGAAATCCTGCAGCTTCGCTATCGCCAGTGGTTGTAATTGTTATGTCGCCTGATCCGTCGAACTCGGCAGAGCCATTAACAGCGCCAGTAAGAGCAATGGTGCGCTTGTCTTGTAGCTTAGATGCACTTACAGCATTGCCAGTTTTCGACAATGCCCCAATGTCGTCTGGCGTTATAAGCGTCGCTATACCTGCAGCAAAGTTAGCAGGTGTAACTGCTTTTAAGATTGGATTTGTTGAGCTTCCGTCTCCATCAACAAGTGCAACATAAATACTTGAAATATCTGCACCCGTAAATTCTTGAACGCTATTAGAGATCAGGTTGAACAGACTTGCTGTTGCCGTACCGCCGCCAAGACCGCCGCGGGATATAGGCAAATAGCCTGATGTGATGTTGTTTGCACTGTGGTTATGCTCGGAGTTTGCTTTATCATCGAGAGCACCTTTGACCGCCTTGTTCTGTACGGGATTAGTGCTTGTGCTGCTCAGCTCGTCGTCGACGACCGTGTTGTTGGCTCCTTGCGCTATTCCGTCGAGCTTTGTTTTATCAGCGGCGCTCATTAGTCCCTTGGCATCCTGCGTTGCAGTGTTGTCAGGAAGTGTGATAGTCCTGCCTTGAGCACTGGTGACGTGTCCTGTTGCGTTTACATTTATGCGAGGGCCAACGTTAACAGTATCACCCCATTCGGCGGTCGTGCTAGATGTAGCGCCATAAGCCCCAGCCGATACGCCGCTGTTCGTATGGGCTAAAGATACCTCGTCATCGGTTCTTGTGACACTAAGCGGACTGGTGGCTTTTACGCTTCCTACTTTGGCATCTGCAGTATTTTGTGCTGTTTCGGCGGCCTCTTGCGCTCTTGCGGCAGTTGACGCGGCGTTAGATGCCTGAGTTTTAGCTTCTTGGGCTAAATCGTTTACGGTTTTTAAGTCAGAGCTATCTACATCGGCGTTGATAGTTCTGCCATCTATGGTTAGGCCTTTGCCAGCTGAATAACTAACGCCGCCGCCAGAGCTCTCAGAACGTCCAGTCATGGATTTACTGGCTGATGTATCACCAACTTTGTATGCAATGCTTACAAGGCCGTTAGAGCTGATTGTGACGGTCTTGTAAGTAACTTCAGTTGCTACGTAGATTCCAGTGATTGGATCAATTGCGCCAACAAGATCGCCGATATCAAGCACCCGCCCTTCAGGTATGTCGACCTTGACGGTATCACAGTTTTGCAGCTCTTTGAGTTTTTCTTGGCCCTTCTCGTTTAGCTCATTACTGTCTGCATTGGTGTAGTCATATATCAGAGTGTTTTCATCTGCTCCAAAAAGGCTTTGGGTCGTGGATACATTGCCATTAGCATCAGCGTAAAAATGCAGGACGATTCGGTTCTTCAGCTCGCCTTCGCCAAGGCATACAAGATGATTGACTGGGAGGTAATCCTTGTCGATCTCTAATTCGATCTGTGTGGTGTCAAGCTCATCGCTGTCGGAATAGTCGGCAATGGGTTCGGCGGAGAGCACCATCATGCCACCGTCGAAAGTCATCTTGAGTTTAGCTGATGAAGCATTAAGCATAGCGAGAATAGCGAAGTACCCGTATTCGTAGCGGACCTGGTAGTCCACAGTAATGCCGCTTGAAGTCATTGGTGAGGTGAAGGTATCCTGCAGGTTCATTCTTTCAATGAGGCTGCGGATTATAGCATGAGCTTCTCCGGTAAGAACAAGATAATCTTGTCCGTTATCGGGACCAAGGACATGGGCATTTAGTAGACCGTGCCACGTCATTCCTTTGTAGGTAATAACATCCTCTGTAGTGTTTGTACCAATGCCAGTTATCTTGCCGCCATACTCTGTGCCTTCGATGTATACGAGAGTCTTGTCTTCTAGGCGGATCTTCGAGTTGCGATCGATGGATACCTCGAAAGTATTTGCTTGTTCACTTTCATCGCGTCCGTATTCAAGATCGAGCGTTGCGTTATTCAGCACGCCCTGATCGATACGATTAGCATCGGTGTAAATCAGTTGCTCCATGGGTGCTGACTCCTCTCGTAGTACTTCACGACATCGAAATCAAAGGAGTTGTCCCATGACAAGGTATTGTTTCCTACGGCTAGTTTTTGCCATATGTATTCACCAGAGCCTTTAATACCCTTGTTTCGATTGTTGAAGCAATTGGTTACGTTGCCATAGAGATTGATTAGCTTGATGCTTTGATGGTCCTTTCTGGTATCGATTTCAAGCCTGGATCCGTCAGGTACATTGACGTTGACCTGGTAGATATTTCCGCCAATGTTCACGTATGGGTTAAGAGCTGGGCCATAGATGCGAATAAGTATGTCGCATGGCATGAGCGAGCTGTTGATGATATTTTTGCTTGATCGTGGACGCTTGAAGTCAAACGGGAAGTCAAACGGGAAATCGAGGTAGTCGGAATCCGACATAGTGTCGATCTCCATTCTGAATTGCTCTAGCTCCTCCTTAATCCAAGCAGGATAGGGGATATGGCAATCCATAGTCATCTCTGCGAATCGATCATCAAAATGGTAGTTGTCGAAGGAACACTTTCTCATGAATAGCTCGACATACCAATCATTGACATAGAGCTTACCTGGCGTCGGATCCTCTTCACTGTCGGGTAGCATGGTTAGGTTATCTTTTTCCGCGATTTCGTAGATTTGATCACGCAGGAGCAGACCTTTTTCTTCGGTGTCGGCAGCAATGCCTATAGGCAAATCCTTATCGATAGGGCTTCGGGTGAACGAGGACACTTTGCCGTTAACCTCATTGGGCGTCCATTCCCAGTCTCGAATCGCATTGGCGAAATAATGCAGAGGGCCACCGTCGCCAAGTGAAATGGTTTCGTTTTTGTGGTTGACGTATTTTATGGCCATATTAAAAGGCATCTACACTACCTCCCTTTGCATGCGTCCTAATTCACGGCGGTTGTATTTGATCTGTACCGGACTTGCGAGTTTCGCTGAGATGTTCTTGTCCATCTTGTCGATGCGTGAAGTTACCTCGTCGAGCTTTGAGGCAATTGAATTGAATCCGTCACTTAGATCAGCGGTAAAGTTGGTGTTATCGATTGGTGCCTGAATAATGCTTGCTGTAGATACTTGAGCAAGCTGAGCTGACATGTTGTCCGGTATTGCAAGTGAGCTGAGTTGTCCATCAATGTTGATCATTGGCAAAGAGGTGTTTTGCACCTTCTTGGCAATGCTATTTGCGATTTTTACGGACGCATCTTCAATCAGGCTAATCTTTCTCAGCATGCCGCCTGCTAGGTTCTCAACCAAATGCTCGCCCCAGACAGCTTCGCCGCGTCCGCCTTCGCGCAGAATACCTTCCTTAGGAACTGAGTGACCAAGGATGTTGCTTACCGTACTTGCGATAGAGTTTGCCGCATTAGCTACCCAATCAACCGCACCGCTAAGACCATTCGCGAAGTTTTGTCCAAGATGGCTACCCCAATCGCCACCTTGGCTTCCTGCTTCTTCGAGTGGACCAGTAGCAGCATTAGCGTCTCCCTGAGCTGCTCCACTAATGCTCCCTTGACCACTGCTTAGGCCACTTGCATATGCTTGCGAGCCACCGGATCCTGCTTGACCAAGCTTATCAATGGTGCCAGTACGAATAGCTTCGGCAATCTGATCGATACTCGCTTGCCCACTGCTGTAGGCGCTCACGATCTGCGCTATCTGGGTAGGGGTGAGGTTAGCCAGATCCTGTTGACTTATCCCAACGCTTTCGAGTTGGCTCTTAAAGTCGCTAACGTTGTATCCAGCATTAGTAAATCCTGTCCAAGCATCCGCAAGCGCACTCATCTGATCGGGCGTTGCTGCTGCGAGCTGCTCTTGCGACAAGCCAATAGCTGCCATGTCAGAAGCAAACTTATTAACATCGATACCTTTTTGAGACAGCGCATCGTAGGCGCTAACAATCGTGTTAACTTGGTCTGGAGTCATACTAGCAAGGGTCTCTTGTTTGATGCCTAGCGCATCAAGATATCCGCCCATAGATTCAAGCGCGATGCCAGATTCTCCCATAGCATCAAGCCATGTTTGACTTGTCCCAATAAATGCCGTAACGCTTTGCGCAACACCATCCATCGAGTTGCTATATGACTCAATGGTGCCTTTGGTGGCGTTCATTGTTTCTTGCTGCTTTCGGAGGTCTGCTTCTCCGTTAGCAATCTGCTGCGCTAGATATTCGTTACTTGATCCTGTTGCTTCGTATTGAGCTCGCAGCTCTTCAAGAGCCTGCTTTGATGTCTGGTAGGTTTGCTCTTGTTCAACAAGCGTTTTTGTTGCTTCGGCAATTGAGTCTGCATAGGCTTGCGCTTTGGCGTTTTCAAGCCATGCATCAGCATTGTTTCTGATCTCGTCGGCTGATTTCGACAGTGCGCCTGACGCTGCATCGGTTACCTCAACCGAATCGCCAGTTATCGAGTTGTATTGTTCAACCGCTCGCTGTAAATCTCCTTGCTGAGATGCAGTTAAACCAGTCTGCCCTGCAAGTTCTTGGATTGTATCAACATAGCGATTAAGTAATTGTTCATTGGTATAGTATTCAGCCCATGTGTCCTGGAACGATTGAGCCATCTCGGCAGATTTAGCGATGGAGCTATCAATTGCATCACTGTAGCTTTGCCACGAGTTTATACCAGATTCAGCTGCATCGTTTGTGCCATAGACCGCTTCTTGAGCGCTTTCCTGTGCGGTAATAAGTCCGGTAGTTGCCGATTCGAGATTTCTAACTTCAGTAGCGTAACTAAGGATCTGATCTACAGCGAATCCTGCCAGTAGAGCAACCAAGACACCGCCTAATGCGACTCCTGCGATTCTCAAAGCACCAAGGTCAGATGCGGTGTTTTTTAGCGTGGCGCCCCAAGTGGTAGTTTTGCCGTCGGCGTCGGTTATCTCTTTAGTGAGAAAACCAACAGCGCTACCAGCAACATTAAAGCCAGCACCAGCAACCTTCGCTGCGGGACCCACGCCAGCAAGAGCAAGCACGAATTGTAGAACGCCAGCTTGGCTTTCTTCGCTCATGTTGCTGAAGCTATCGAGCGCGCCAGCAAATACTTTCACTGCGCCAGCGCCACTCTTTAATACGCTTTCCAAGTGCGGCATTAATGATTCAACGAATGGCCCAAGAGAATCGGTAAGATCACTTAGTGCTGCAGTGAGATCCTTGTATCCATCAGTGTCTTTGATCGCCATCAAAGGCTTTTGCACGGCATCTGCCATGTTGGATAACACACCAGTAAGCGTTTGTGCCTGCTTGGACATCATGCCGCCGAAATCGCGATTCATACCGTCTTGCAAAGCTTGTATTGCAGTATCAGCGTCTACTACACCATTGGTAACCATTTGCATGGCGGTAGGGATGTCGCCATTAGATATAACGTCAGCTAAGTATTGCCAAGCTGGAATACCAGTCTCGGTTAGCTGCATCATTTCTTCTGCGGACACTTTACCCTTGGCGTTCATTTGGCCAAGAGCGCGTGTGATTTGATCGATTCCAGCTTGGCCTGCACCAAGGCCAGATGCGGCATCACCAATAGAGGTGAGCAACGGGATGCATTCTTCTGCTTCAAATCCCATTGCGATGAGTTTTTGAGTGGATGATTCAAGACCTTGCAGCTCGAATGGGGTGTTAGCCGCAAAGTCTGCAAGGTCTTCTAACATCGAGCGTGCTTTTTGAGGACCAAGCATTGTTTCGAATGCAATACTGGCCTGTTCCGCTGCGGCTATGGTGTCAAACGAAAACTTGGCAGCCGCGCCAGCAGCAGCGGCTAATGGGACGGTAACACCCATGGTCATGATGTTGCCGAAATTAGACAAGCCATTACCTATAGTGCTTAGGTTTGTTGCCATGCCTTTAGATTCACGTTTAACCTGGTCTACTAATCCTTGTACTGCTTGCTTAAACTGCTCGATATTAGCAGTAATATCAATCTCAATCTGCCCGTCAGCCATCCATGCCCCTTATGTGTCTATTGTGGGCTGCCTCCTCTCTGGTACGGGCTGGTAGCATGAGGGCTTGCTGTCTCTCCCTGTAGCTTGCCCTCATTTGCTTGTTTAGATTCTTGTCGTCCAGATCAACCGCACGTATTCTGATGGCTTCCATGGTCTGTGAAGTGTCACTAAGGCCGTCTAATAAACTCATAAAGCGCCACCAGTGCATATCAGTTTTAGGGTCGGTTAGGTCGATGTGGTACTCACGTTCGAAGTCAGATATGACCCTCACGGCATCGTATTTCCAATCAAACAGACGCACTTTTTTCAGACGGCGCTGCTGTTTGGTGGGTGGCTTTTCTGGCCCATGAATTGATTTGCGTTGGAGGAAATCAAGAGCTGCCGTTAAGGCTTCCTCGGTATGCACTACTGCAATTTGATAGGGAACTGATCCGTCGCTTTGTGGCTCATGCGGAAACGCTTTAAGTAGGATCACTGCCGCTTTCTTCCAATCCAAAGCTTTTGGATTATCGACTACAGTCCAAATATCTATCCAAGTGCGAAATGAAGTGTTGATGGGAACAGAAATGCCGCCAACATCAACTGTTGACGGCATCTGCTTGGTAAGGAGGTTAAGCATCTCTAGACACCAAATTCCTTAAAAAGTTCCTGCATAGAGGTTTCCTTTTGGGCGTCTGCGGCGGTCTTCTTGAGATAGGTAAGTAACTGCAGAGTTTCCATGAAGTTATTACCGCGACCCTCAAAGATTTCATCACATGCTTCCTGGCCGATCATGCCTGCAATGAGATTGCGCATTTCACGAAAGATGGAAGTCATCTTCGCGGTGTCATCAAGGTTGTTATTCTTTGTGAGCTTCTGGATACGAGCAACTACCTTCTTGGTCTCATCGATAGCATCAAGATCCCCCACACGTACCTGATACTCTTTACCATTAATTTCGACCGGGACAAAAGTCTGCTTAAACTCAAAACCCATTTATACATCCTCCTCATTGTTGGTGTCGAGTGCTTCTTCGTCCTCACCATCTGTGGTGGGGCTTGATTGCTCAGTCCCACCCGAAGCATCAGATGGTGGAGTTATTCCCCCGATGGAGTGAAGGTGCTGGTAGAAGAGTCCCAATCTCCTTCTTCCCAGGTTCCGTTATCAGCCATATCAAGAGTGCCTGTTGCCTTTACTGGCTCGCCAGAGTTTGGCTTAGAAAGCAGCTGGGTAGAAAGCAAAAATGGAGCTTTCTTTGCAAGTACTTTGGTTGCGCTAGAACCTTCAACCCAGGAGTAGACACGCAAGATCTCAACAGGAAGGTTCGATTTACCCTCGTTTTGCTGGAAGAAGGAATCAAGTGTGTTATTTCGGAACAAGTCCTTCTCATAAGAAATGGAAGCCTTGTTTCCTAATACGTACTTGGAGGGTAGGCGCTGGTCGATATAACTAGGCTCATATGCTTGCTCGTCTCCTTCATCTTCCCAAGAAAGTAGATGGGTAATGTCCTGCCACGAAGGAGATTCGCTGCCTGCAGTGTTAATAAGATATTTGAGTTCGTCGCCCCATACTGGTACTTCGGTATTATCTTCAGCCATGTTTGTGGCTCCTTTCTATTTATTCTGGTTTCTGGATATAGTTAAGGTCGAATGTCACTTGCCAGTCCTCGAAGGCGCTCGTGCGTCCCAAGCAGTAGGGGATTGATGCAGTTGGCTTTCGGTATGCGACAAAATCGGGAAGTATGGTTGCTTTTGGCAAGAATGCAGAAGTAACACTACGAAGGTACTTGTCTGCATCGAGCCTGTCTTGCTCATCTTCGGCAGCTATACGTAACGTCAACAAACATGGGAATGGACAGGCATACTCACCAGATATATAGCCTGTCGAAGCGTCGGTAGAACTGTTTCTGGTTGATAGCATAAGGCGCGGAAGTGGTCCAGGTTCGGCGGTTAACTCTTCGAAGTGTATTTCTACTTGCTCGCCATTTGCTTTTATAACCTCTTCAAACAGGTCTAGAATCTGTTTCGCCAGTTCAGGATTAACATAGTTCATTTGCTTGCCTCCTCTTTTGCTGCTTGCTCTCCCTCTTTAATCCATTGCTTGAGGTGCTTGCCCTCTGCTTTGCTGTACCAATCAGGACCTGTTCCAGGTGTGGTGTATTTCCAACCGCCAGGTGCGTTGTACTGCGGTGCTGCGTATGGTACTGATGCATTGCCGTAGCGGACTTTTCCACTCTCGTAGTCGATTTCGATTTCTGCGGAAGCACGCAATTTACCCTCACGTTTAGGAACGTATGGCTCACTGTCGCGCACGACGCCTTGCGCGATGGCTGTTACTGCAGCGGTTTCCATAAGGTCGGCCTTCTGTATAGCGCGTCCTAGATCTACCGCCGACACGCGAAAGCCAACAGAGCCACTCATGCCAGCGTCAGCTCCCAGTGATGTATGCGAGAGCCAATGTAGATAGGGGATGATGTCTCAACCGTAAAGGCATCTTGGGGTGGTTTCTCTTCTGCATGAGCACCCATAATCACGCGATCACCCTTTTTGAGCGGTTCGGCTGATCCTGGCATCAACATTGTTACGCTGCGATTTGATGTGTCGCCCTGGATGCCTGGGGTAGCACCAAAGACTTCATCAAAGCGTACCCGCGTAAGGATCTCGGGCCCTTCCCAAATTGCCTGGCGACCTTCGGTTTCCTTAATCCAGGCAGTGACGGTGTGAGGATAAATACTCATAGCGCTGTCTCAATCAGATAGGTGCCTGATAAACACTGCTCAATCAAATCATCAATGCCGCTTGTCGCTGCGTCTACGTAGGTCTCGCTTACTTTAGATGCGGTATAGCTTGATACCGCTGGATCGTTTAAGACATCACACGCAACGCAGCAGGCATTCTGGTAAGCCTTGAGCTCTTTCTCTGGCAGGTTTGACAAATCAAAAAGGCAGCAGCGCGCATTGACGCGCGCCACCGCCTTAGAAATAACTGCCTGGAAATCATCCTGGCTAAGTGACCCGCCAAACTCTTTGGAGTAATACTCGTATGTTGGTACTGGGCCAGCCATGACTAATCACCGGTTACCGTTACAACGCATGCTGCAGAAGTCTTATCTCCTACGGTTGCAGTGATATTGGTAGAACCAGCAGCTACACCAGTTACTAGGCCAGTATCAGGATCTACGGTTGCCTTGTCTGGGGCAGAAGATGCAAAGGTTGGCTTACCTGCCTCGGCTGGAATTACCGTAGCGGTAAGCTGCTTGGTTTCATCTACGCCCAAAGACATGGTCTTCTGGGAAAGCGTTACGGATTCGGCTGGCTTAGCACCAATAGAGCCAACAACTACCCAGTCAAGCAGCTCGGCATATAAGGCAATGCCGCAAATTGCCGTAGTCTCAGTAGTCATGTTCTTGTAGGTGGTGTCGTGGTGGACGCCTACATAACCAGTCTCGTCAGTCGTGAAATCAAACGCCTTAGCAATATCGGAATTGCGAGGGTTGGTGTAGTAAAGAATGAGATTATTCTTTGCAGTACCATAAACCATACCGCGCTCTACGCCAGAGTAAACGAGCACGTCATAGAGGCCCAAGAAATTCTTGATGTAAGTCATGCCGAATACGGTTTGTACCGTTACTTCGGTGTCTTCAAGGTAACTTGCAATATCAAGAGGATTAACCATGTAGATAAGATCAGCGTCTGCCACATCGTAATCCTCGGTGATTACTTTAAGTTGGCCCCAAGTCTGAGCAAGAGCGCCCTTAAGACCTACGCCAGTTGCACGACCAGTACCAGTAGGCAGGAAGTCAAAGAAGGACTGCTTAATGGTGCCCTGAATTTGACGAACCATCTTATCGTCAGTATCGGTTACTGCCTGCTCATAGCCCTTGTCGTTAATAGCCTCAAGGGAAGTTACCTTGCGATATTTTTTGACATCAAGTTCGAAGGTATCTGCTACTTCGGTTTCATAGTGAGACAGAGGAATATCCTCGCCTTCTCCTACTGTACCGTTTTCAAGTTCTCCTACTACCTTGTAGACCTTAATCACCTGGCCTGGTACCTTTTCAATCTTACGGGTAAGGCCAAGAACCTCCTGAAGAACTCGAATGCCTTCGGTAAACTGAGAAACGAAGTCAATCTCAGATACTTTGGCGAAGTCTTCAGCTTTCTGAAGTCCTGTTTCTGCAGCCATATATAGACTCCTTTCTATTTATTCAAATAAATCTGGGTTTTCAGCGATCAAACGACGTCGCTCTTGCGGGTCTTTGATCGCGACAATTTCGGCTTTTGTGATCTTCTTGCCAGCTCCACCAGGCGTACCTGCGCTGGATAACGTCTGGGTGTTCGTGGCATCTTTGCGGAACAAATAGGGATAGGATTCAGCAAGCTTGGCGGTATCCAAGCCAGAGATATGGCCGTCCTTAGCTACTTCGATCTCATCCATGTCGAGATGGGCGATAACAGCAACCGTGTCGCTGCATCCTGCAGCTAAAAGTGCATTGGTAACAGTCAGTATCTTTTCACGTGCTGCCCAGTCGCTTGCAGCCTTGTCAGATGCGGCTTTCGCTTTTTCCTGGGCTTCCTTTACCGCTGCGTTTACATCATCCTGACTTAGCGCTTTTTCCAGATCAGCGTTGAGCGAAGCTTCGCGATCCTTAGAGGCTTTTAGTTGCTCTTCAAGATCCTTAATGCGTGCCTCATACGATTCACGCTTTTGCTTCTGACCTTCATCTGGCTGACCTTTAGGGCCGCCTTGCTGTGCACCATTGTCTGGTGAGGGATTGGTGCTTTGCTGTCCTGGATCGCCAGCGCTTTGCTGTGCACCATTGTCTGTGCCTGCCATATATGCTCCTTCCATCGAGTTTGGTTCGGGCTTCTCTGCCCGCTTGGTGGTGCCACTCTTCGCTTGTGGCGTGCGAGGTGAGCCTCTTCGCTTGGCTCTTGCGATGGTTGGAGTATCGATGCGGTGTCACTCGGTATGCTCTTCTGGACTTTCTTCAGGAGCGTTGAAGTGCTCCCCGCATCCGTTAGTTGGATACAGCAACGGGCGCACTTGTAGAATCTCGCCATTGTCTAGCTGCCAGGTTTCAGGAGGGAAACGACGGCATTCAACTAAGCCGTCTTCATTGGACTCGGTGGCAAATAGACATGTTGCACAAGTTAGGTGTTCTGGAAGTTGTTTGTTCAAACTAATCAGCAACCATTGAAATTACGTGAAGGATAAGGCAGATAGTAGATCCAATACAGATTCCCAATGCTAAAGCTGATCGTTCCCATGCGCCTTCTGGATCAGTGAGCTTTTCGATAAGATTTTTCATGTCAAGTCCTCCCTAATTTGATAGGAGAAGAATCGTGGATGTGTCACTGGTTATTTCGATTGTTATGGCTGTGATTGCTATTTGCGCAGCGGTATTTTCGTGTTGGCAGGCACGTATAGCTAAAGCAACATTTAAGAAGACGTTTAGTCCTTGCGTTATTGCGTATTTAGAACCTGCTCCTTCAGCTGGACTTGCTTGCCATCTTGTGGTGAAGAACATAGGCACGGAGCCAGCTACAGAAATAAAAATGATGGCAAGTAAAAATCTACCTGTTGATCCGAAATTAAAAGATATCGTTACAGATTTTTTAGATCAGGAAATTGCTTTTCTTGAGCCAGGAGGAGTTAGAAGAACATTTATTGGATCATTTCCTATATTAATAGAATTACAAAACGAAGATGCTTTAGTCACTATTACAACCAAAGAGACTGGCAGCAGTACTTATCCAATTAACGTACATTCATTTACTGCGACGGTTAAGGATTCAACTAATATTGAGATGTCTCTTGCTAAGATTGCAAAATCACTAGATAAACTAATAAAAAAATAACCCCGCTTAGTGCGAGGTCGCGTCTTAACTTTCAACCCTTTGGCGAGTCTCTTTGTCTTTTAACCATATTGCGTATAAATGCTTATCCAGCACGCGTTTAGCTGCTTCATCATCTGATTCATTTTTGTGCTTCCCTCTGTGCACAATAGCGAGAGCATACAAATAATCAGGGTCTTCGTTTATGTAATACGCGTTCTTTTCCATGAATTTATTATACCCTCTTAAAGCTATACTTAAATCCATATTTTGAAGAGTTATCTAGAAGCCAAGAATGCATAAAACGCCTGATAGAAATAAGGTCTTTACCATACTTATCAAGTGCATCGAAAAAAGCATCTTCGTATGCTTTTACGAACGTTCGAGGCTTAGTTTTTTGGTTGGGAATAAGCGAGTAAGTTCCTTCACAGCATACAGCATGTAATCCTAAAATCCCTGAGTCAGCTAAGAAAAATACATCGCTAAGCGAAAATGTTCCACCGTATTCATCAGGATGAGTATGAGCAAAAGAAAGATCAGACCATTTGTATCCATTAGGTTTTGTGAACTCTATCGAATGGCCCTCATTTCCATCAATGAACAAAATATCGTTTCCATCTTTGTCAAAAGCCATGCCTACTTCACGACCTGTAGTACCGCGATATTTTCTTTCAAATGAAGACAAATCTTCTATCCTGTAGCCGCTCCGTGTTCCTCTGCTCCAATATGAATAGTTCTTCAGCGCTCTCGGTTGGCTGCTTACACCGTAGGCCTTCTCGCGGTTATACAGGCGCACCAGCTTGTTGTCTTTGCAATGCTTGTTCAGCGTGCGCTGTTGTTTGCCTAGCACGAGACGCTTCTGCACATACGTAGGACTTTCTAAGCCAAGACCAGCGCGTTCTAGACCAACTATCTCGCGCTTGGTCTTGCGGATCCTTCGCTCAAGCTCTCGCTGGCGCTGCAGATCTGCATAATATTCGTCGCTACTTTTGCCGTATTTGGCTTGTGCTTCTTTGAATTCACGATCTGGCAACTCTGTTATGCCAGGAAAGTAAGGATGCATACTATGTCTGCAATTAACACCTTTAAGCCTATCTCCTAACGCTACATTGGGACCACGTAGCCCCATGTAGCCCGTTAGCTCGTAGAAATCTGGGTAAGTGGTGCCGTCCACTATTTTTTCTCCTGACATGCAGCCTGGCAGGCCTTGCCACTTAGCATGTGAAGGACGTGCGCCAAAGTGTGCAGAAGTAATCGCAAATTCATGGCCATAGCTTTGCATAGCCTCTAACGACATCTGTCCGCCTACTTGACTTACCTGGCTAACAATGTGGCGTCGCAGGGCAACATCAGCCATATTCGACACAGTAGCTTTTCCATCACGACCATAATCAATAACCATGATGCCAGCATTCATTAGGTCCACAACGCCATCGGCGAGCGCCTTTTCAGTCGGCTTGGTGCCGAGCACTACTGCGTTAATGGCATCTTGCGATACCTGATACCATTTCTGTTCGGCTTGTTGCTCCATCAATATGTTTTGCCTGCGCACAATATCGGCGATTTGGTCGGCGGTGGCTTTGGCTAACGTGGCAAAATGAGCCGTTGCACCCATAGCAAAATAAGCTTCAGCAACATCGGCTTGTTCTTGGCCATAGATCTTTTTTAGTTGATCTAGATCTGCTGCTACTGATTCGTTGAGTGTCTTCTCAATTTCATCATGCACTTCATCGCTGATTGCATCCTGGTATTTGGCTAGGATTGTCTGTGCTTGGTTCGGAAAGATTTCAGCTAACTGCTGCAATGCTGCTTCATCGCCAAGTTTTGCAAAGGATTGTGCAAGATGATCGACCATAAGATCGCTCATATCCTGCACGTACTTTTCTTGAGTACCGTGCAGGATTGCCTCTACCAAATCGTCAATCTGTTTTTCCGTGAGAGCCATACATTACGCCTCGATAGGGATATCCAGTGCACTCTCGTCATTGACGCCTTGTACCGCCTTGGCTTCTTCTTCGGTATAGCCCTGCCAACGCACCATATATTTCCACGGCTCAAGCAATCCTGCTGCCACATCTGCTCGGTCGCGTTCACGCAGGCTGTCATCGTCTTGCATGATGGAATCGCCCAGGACTACGTTTACTTGTCCTGCGATATCTTCTAGCTTCGCGGTACCTAGTTCGCGGTAGATTCCGCAAGCTGCAGTAAGCAAGGATTGAATAGCTGGCTTGATGATGTGCTCATGACGGCGCACGGCACGCATCATTTCAGAATTGTCTGCAGCTACTTGCTTTGCGGTAGTAATGCCGCCTTGGTCATCAAGCGCATAAGCCTTGATGCCAAAACCAATACGCTTACCTAACATTTGCAGGGCGGTAGACAATGCCTCGCGGTTTTCATCCACGCGAAGGGATGGATTGTATTCATATACACCCATCTTGTCATCGTAAGTATTGCTTTTTACACCCAGGAAGAATCGCTTGCCGGAAAGCATGGGAACCTGCGCATTACCGTACTCATCTTTGGCGAGCATCGATTCTGGCAAAGCTAGAAGCTTACGCCCCATGATTAGATCATCACCCATATTGTTGAATGCTAGGTCTACGGTTTGTAGAGCATCAATAGCATCGTGAAAAAGAGCCACCCCCATTGGGCTGTAGTCCCAGTATGGATTGTCGAATGCCAACCTAATCAAGCTGAATGTTGGGTAGGGCTGTTTAGTGTTTACGCTGGTATTGGAATCGAGATAACCTGCTGGCACAAATTGCTTGCCCGTATCATCGAAAAAACCGCAATAGATCTGATAGTTTCCATCGTCACCGCGTTGATGAACTTCAATCTGACTGCATTTTTTACCGTGAATATAGACGTCTGCCAGAAATGCGCAATCAATACAGTCGTCTGCTTCCCAGGACAATGGGATGATGGAGCGCGCGTCATAGCGCATCGGGCGAACCTTAAGCATTGGCGACTTGCCCATCTCGGTGAATCCTGAAACATGAAGTGCCCAGGCAGCGGTGCCAGTAGAACACATGCGACCAATAGCTAAGGGTGCTCGATCATGCCACATGGTTAAATCAAGCCACTGTTCTAGCCAGTTAACCGTAGTCTCGTCTTCTACTTCATCAAGCGAAATAGAGGCGGTCTCGTTATAGATCAAGCCAGCCATATCATCGCAGACCATGGAAGCAGGTGTGCAACTGCGTACCTTGATCTTGTTCTTCTGCTTTGGATTCTGGCTATCAGGTTCTTCAAGCCAGTAAAAGGGATTGCCTTCTTGCTGGATATAACTCCACCATTTCGTAATATACGGATCCATTGGAGTATGCAGGTCGGCGTCATCATAACCTAAACTTTTAAACCATTTACTTGCTGCGCTGTTGAGTGCTTTATCCATTTTCTAAATCCTTTCGATTTAAGGCATATCGGGATCAGCTATCAGATCAAATACGGCGTAGCGAACCGCGTCGATCGTGTGATTGTCTTTGTCTGGATATCCTTTGAATTTGCCCTCGTCATCTTCAAGGGCTCGGTATCTGCTGAATTCCTGGAAGGCTAGAGGGCAGCGTTCGCGATCAATCACGATGGCTTTCCGCTTTTGCAACCATCGAATGCCGTCATCTACTGGCACGCGCTTAGATGCGCCCATAATTGCCATGCCAGCATACCGCCACGTGGCTATATCTTTAGGTGCTGCGGCATCTGCTCGTATTTCGTTTTGTGGCCTGTGTTTGTTGTAAACAGGTTTGCCCTCATTGGTATAGATTGGTTGACCTTTATCGTCTCGTTCTACTAAGTGGCGTTTGACTTCATTGATGTTTGCCTCGTCTAGAGTCTCGGTATTAAACACCTCATCAATGATGTAGAGTGTGCGTATCTTGCGGTCATAACCCACCATGAGCCACACGAACGGGTCGTTCTGATAACCCCAGTCAACGCCACAACGGATCCACTTGATTTGGATCCTATCTTCGTAGGTGATGGACTGCGCCACCACGTTTTCAAACACCGTGCCAGTAAGGCCAGTTTCTTCGCCCATGTATTCATTGGCATAGGCTTTAGCGTTAATAGATTTAAGTTGCTCGGCTTGCTCGATGAATCGCTTGCCAATGAATTCTTCAGGTACATCTAAATACGACGAGTGGTGCACCATCTTACCCGGTTCTTCAACGCGTGCTTCCTGATTAGTCCACTGCATATCATCAGGAGATGGATTGTATACATCGATCTCAAGCGAGTAGTCGCTACGAAAGACTGATTGGCGAACATTACGAGCATCTTCTGCGCATGCAAGCTGGTTGTACTCTTCGAGCAACAACAGTTCGATTTTTGCTTTCGGATCCTCAAAAGTGATTGACTTGAGCTTTTCAGGCTCGTCCAAGCCGTAGAACAATATCTTTTGGCCCGTCTTGTTAAAAGTGATCTCCATGGGTGAAGTAGTCTTGTCAAAGTCGCAGCCTTCACCAGGTTTTCCTACGGTCATACCGCGCTTAGCAATGGCCCACAGTACGTTTGCGAAACAAGACCTGCGCAAGGTATTAGCGTAACGTCTGCCACAAATCCATTGAGCATGAGGCCGATGCAGGAACACATCTAAGATCTTTTGATAGGCATAGCTTGACTTAGTAGAACCACGACCACCTTTGAGCATGATGCGGTTTGCCTTACCTAAATCAATGGCGCGGGATACTTCGCAGAAAGTAGGCGATATGTTAGCTGACATATCATATGGAGGAACTAGCACTCGCACATCTTCAGCATCAGTATTAGCTTTTACAATTTGCTTATCAATACCTGTCATGCGGTTAAGCAGGGCTGTTGAGTCGATTAGCGCTTTGACGGCAGGAGAGCCTTTGTAAAGCCCGTCTTTCTCAAGATCGGACACAGCTTCGTCATTGAGCTTTCTAACGCGTTCTACGGCTAAATCCAGGCTCCATTGAGCGTTTTTAGCAGCCTCGGCGCGTGCTTTTTCTACTCTCGCCGAAATCTCGCCCTTCTGCATCAGTTCGTAAGCCTTGTTGTTTACCGTCTCAGGCTTCATACGAGCACAGTTATAGGCAGCGCGGTATGCATCGGAATAGGTCATTCCTGATACCACGCCTTGAATAAACTTTTCTTGTTTAGGAGTAAGTGCCATGAGTGCATAATCGGTTACGTGTCACGCACCATATAAGAATAGCCAGCCCGAGGAGGTGGACTGACTATTCAGAAGGGAGATTATCGTAGGACTTGACCCTACGCTTAAGAAGTATTGGCGCAGTGTCACCTGAACAGACAAAGAGCCGCACCACATTGGTACGACTCTTGCCGGGGACCACATCCCGAATAGGAGGGAAAAGAAAGGATTGCAAGAAGGGAAAACCAGGCGAAGGTAAAAACCTCCTTGCAGTGTTTATAGTGGGGTAGGTGTCACTGATCTAGAATGGAACAACTTCATATAAGTAGTCGCTATCTTGTTTTGCCCAGAAAAGACCGAATACCTCTACATCATATGTATCGGTAAGAATTTTCTTCATTGCCTTAAAGTGCGTTCCCTTGGTTAATTGATCATCTACCAAGAAAACATATTGCACATTTGACTCGATCATTTCCCAATGGAAAGTTGTATTAGAGATTATTAAATCAATATCACGAGGCATTGTGCCTTCATGGCAAGAGCCAAGATATTCGTTACTAGAAAAGCAGTCGACTACTTGATATCCAAGCATTTTCGATAATTGAGTGCACACACGAACCATTCTATCGTCGTATTTAATGTGATTTCTTGGGGCAGATGGAGGCATTGGAATAAGTATTGTGTTTCTTGGTGGGCATAGATGCATATTCGCGTTAAGGAACATCGCCATATCTTCGGCGCATTGTTTAATTGCAATATCTTTCCAGCCCGCTCTTTTTTGTGCTTCGGTCATTTCGCTAGGCTTAATTTTGATGTTGTAAATAAGCTGACCAGCTTTGCTGTCGCTTGGACGACCTGTTGGCTTTTTCATATAGTAAAAACAAACATCATCCTCATCAAGAAACAAACTTCCTTCTTGAGAAGCCCTATCGAATTGCTCCCAATGAAAATGTTCCATTATTTGCTCCCGATAACATCCAGGACATCTTGAACATTTCTTAATGTATAGACCCCTTCTTGTTTTAAGAAACGTTCAGGCCATGTAATGCTTGGGTTTTGCGCGCATGATTCCATTATGAATAATGGACGGCCTTGTTTTAAGCAAGCTCGAGCTTGAGTTAATGACCCACTTGTGTCAGACGCTTCAACGATAATGGTCGCATTTGACACTGCTGCCATTAACTCGTTTCGCTCTGGGAAGTATCGTTTTTTAGAATTGAAGGATTGCACTTTGTAGCGATAAAACGGAACTTGACTTAAAAGGAGATTTCGTTGCGCTACAAAGTCTTGAATAGCTTTATTTTCTTTTGGGTAATATTCATCAATAGGAGTCCCAATAACTCCTATGATTCGTCCCTTGTTTTCTATTACGCTATTCGCTGCTGCTGTATCAATGCCTCGTGCCAGTCCAGTAACGATCGTAATATCATTTGCAATTAACTGTTGCGCAATACGGTATGCGCGCGACATTCCTTCAGGAGTAGCTTTTCTTGCTCCAACAATTGAAACGCTTTTTGACTCTAGTAGTCCTATATTGCCTCGATAGTAAAGAATAGGGGCAGGGTTTGCGGAATCCTCTAATTGCTTTGGCCAAGAGTAGGTTCCATTAATAACAAAAGAACAACATCCAACTTTTGAATCTATATACTCCTGAACTTCACCGAAGTTTTCGGGAAGTATCATTCCATAACGATCATGAAACACTTCAGATGGGAGCTTGTTAGACTGAACTGTGGCAGAGGTAATTTTTTTAAAAGTTTCGCCTTTTCTGGAATAGAGGTACTCATACGCAAGTAGCTCATCGTAAGGCGATATTGCGCTTCGTTTGAGCTGTTCTATAACTTCCAGAGCTGTCATGTTTCCCCCTTTCTCAAGAGTATAGATTAGTATGTGCAAATGTTCTATGGATTTAGGTGAGTTGTGACTTTTATTCCATGACCTTCTTCTAAGTTCATTTTCTTCCTACCTTCGTCATTCGTATTAAGTGAAAGAATTCTCGGTAGGTTGAGCGTTGAGCCGTAGCGCACGAGTGCGGGCGCGGCTTTAGCCCGCACGCACGACTCAACCTACCCAGACTTCAAGAACTAGGTTAGCTAGGTAGGTAATCTATATACCGTTAGGTAAAGAACTACCTACCTAGTTCAATGTTTACCAGTCTTCTAGTGCTGCTTCTAAATCAGGATCATAAAGAACATAGGCTCGGCCTTCTCCTTTACGTGATCTAATCGGGCACCATTCACATTTGTCAGCTTTTACCCAATTTTCTACAGTGCTTCTCGCAATTGCTTTTTCATCGACTTCTGGCATGCGTTCAACTACGTTGTCTAGTGTTCGTTCTACGCCGTCACGATCGCATGCATCCATTCCTTCACGCAAGGCTGCAAGTTTTTCGCTTTGTAGAGCTTTATCTTTCTTAGCCTTAAATTCGCGACCCCTAGCTCTGTACTTATCTTTGGGCATTAGTTCTCCCTCTGGCCACGCGTCGGTAAGCACGCCCAGATCATCACGCCGGTGCATGGGATAGTCGAACCACAGATTCACTGGCTCAAAGCGGGGGAATTCGCGCAGAGTACCTTCCACGCGCCAGGCACTACGAGACTTTACCTTCTGTCTGGCTGCATAGATGGTATTCAACAATTCTTGCTCAAGTCCTAGAGGTTGGATCAGGTTCTTGGTGTCCGCCAGCATCTTGTTGGCCATAACTTGATCGTCTAGTGGAATCACATCGCGCCAGCCATCTAGGTCATGGTGCGCGTCTAGAAACTGGGTGCAGCATTCACACACCGCGGCATCTTCTTGTTGTTTGGCTAAGTCTTCGCTCACGTGCAGCTCGATCATATCGAGTAAGGCGTCAGGGTCGCGAGCAAAAACACCTGAACCAGAGGCGCGATCCATGGAGCGCTTCTGACCCTGCGAGCCTTTAGAGTGGTGGTGACAATAGATCACAGCGCACCCCAAGGAGTCGGCAACTTTGTCGAAGTTATTGCAGAACTGCGCCATCTGGTCTGCGCTGTTTTCATCACCTGTGATTACCTTGTAAATCGGGTCGATGATTACCGCTATAGGCCTGGTTTTTAATGCACGTCTAATTAGGGATGGTGCCAACTCGTCCATAGGCTTAGATTTGCCGCGTAAGTTCCAGACATCGATGTTGGCTAGATTGTTGGGCACAGCGCCCATAGCTTCATAGACGTCGCGGAAGCGATGCAGACAGCTTGCTCGGTCAAGCTCCAAATTGACGTAGAGCACACGACCTTGCGCGCACTCCCATCCAAACCACGGAAGCCCCTCTGCAATAGATACACACATACCGATTAAGGCAAATGACTTACCAGCCTTAGAAGGGCCAGCAATAAGCATCTTGTGTCCTTGACGAAGTACTCCATCAATCAATGGTGGTGCAAGCTCTGGCAGATCGTCCCATACGCTTGCTAGGCTTTCAGGCTCGGGCAGATCGTCGTTTTGCTCGTCTAACCATTCACGCCAGTCTGCCCATGATTCTCGGCCTATGTTGGTAGCGATGAGCCACTGTTTTTTGCCATTGCGCATAACGCCAGGCATGCGGGACAGGCGGCTCGGGTTCTTATTTTGGGTGTCGAGTTTAAGACCATTGTCTCGGCAGGTCTGGTACAAGAAGTCTACGCGCTTGCGGTACTCTTCGTAGTTCGGCGCGTCGACGTGTACGATGGCATGAATGCTTTTGTTACCAGAGTGCACCATGGCAGCGATCGGTAGTTCAAGCGATCGCATAATGGCCATCTGCCTAGATGGAGACATCTCATCAGACTCTACAAGCGCGTAGCGAAACTCTGCCACGTTGTCGTTTCGTACGCCTTCGCCATCTAGCGGATTGAAGCGGATCCAGGCACCCGCATCTGTATTGTTAAAACCGATAGCGCTTGGTAGATCCCCGTTGTATTTGTTTAGTCGTGCAACGATATCTCCTGCAGTATCGGTGTGAGGACCTTTGCCTTGCGGGATCCAACGCCCGTCCTTCTCCCAGGAATCGACCACGTAGCCTACTACTTCTTCAGAAGAGAAAAGTGTCTCTAAGTACTTCACCAAATCGCGCCAGCCTTGCCAGGTATCTCCTGGCTCTTCTAGCTCAGCGTTTTCGACCCAGGTTGGGTCAATAATCTGATAGGCTGGCTTGTGCGATTCTGTCTGTTTGGGCAATTCTGGGATTGTTTCAGGGCCGTTATCAATAACAATACCTTCCCAGTCTAGTGCTTCGCCTAGATCGTATTCTGGTGGCTCCCAGCCGACCTTCCGAGCCATATCAACAATAGTGCCGCCTGCAACGTCGTTTTGACGCCCTGCTTCGCTAAATGACGCCCATTTGCGTTCACATTCGCCTGGATGGTAGCGCGGAGCGTCTCGTGCACTCCACGCGTCCCATATCTGCCAGTCGTAGCCTTCGGTCTTGAGTGCCATGCCAACTTGTACCCACTCAGTGTAGTTGCACGACCCTGGATCGATGGCATCCAGGCAGCTTTGCAAATCGTATCCCATCTACCTCAGCCCTCCTTCAGGTACAAAGGTTGCAGGCTCAAAGCGATCAGGCGTGCGCCAGCCATTCGCCGCAATGATGCTTATGATCTTATGAGCATCAGCATGAGACCATCGGCCTACTTGTTGGAATCCTCGGCTTTCAAGTTGCCTAATTTGACGTGGTGTTGCGTAGCCTTCTGCACGGCGCTTTTGCAGCTTATCGAGCAAGAGTGATGCCTTACCAGCGCACTCAACTTCATCAGGAAAGATGCCGAATTTCTCCAATGCTTTTAGTTGTTTGTCTGATGCGGGAGCCATTTCCCAGTCAAAGGAAGGCATGTATCCCACAAGGTCAGCATCAGCAATAGACATTTCAAACTGCAAAGGATCCACGAGCTTTCGCTTGCGGCTGCGCATTGCAGCCAGTTCTTTTGCTAGTGATTCTTCGCGCTGTGCTACAACATCTTGTTGGGCTTTGTGTTCGGCTTCTTCTAAATCCACCATGCCAGGCGAATCTTCGATAGCCTTTGTCATGGCTTGTGCCACTTCATCATCAGACGCTATTAAGTGTGCTGGATGGCATAGGTCATGCCTCTCGGTCATCCACAAGAAGTCGAGCACCAGAAGCTCGGTCTTGCCTGTCTCGGGGGAGAGTCGAGTGCCCCTGCCCACCATCTGACAATTACCTACAACTGCTACTTTTCCATTCCTTCTAGTAAAGATCGTTCCGAGTTCGTTTTGGATGCACCAACATGTTTCGTCGGTGTGCGTTTCTTTTTCCCATTGAGCATGCTTTTTGAGATTTGCTCCTACTTTTACGTAGTTTTGCTTTTTTAAGTGAACTTTCCAGAGGTCACATTTTCTTACTTCATTCATTCCCTCGAATGAAATGCTTGCTCGCCAGCCTCGCTGAATTGCCATGATCTGAAGGCGTTCAATGAAGGTCTTATTGCCCTTTCCGATGTGATAGCTTATCCACCGATTTTTATGCCCGTCTCCGTGGTTGATAGCTTCTAACATCGTTTCAAATTGATCTACGGTCATATCAAAAAGGGCAGGACTTAGATCTTTTGAGATCCATTTTTCTAAGTAACCCCACCCGCGTTTATCTTTGTCTCTACCTCTTGGTTTTCCTTTACTGATTGTCCATACCTTCATATCGCCATGTGCGTTGTAATGCGTCTCTTGTTTCGTCCTTGGTCTAATGAAGGTGTTGTATTTCATACCGCAATCTACGATGCATTGCTCTATTTCCTGGCAATAGCTTTTTTGATGAGTGCTTTGAGTAATGGTTATTTGATTATTCAGCTTGTTAATGCTTCCATCGGTCATTACCCAGCCGATAAAAGTTAACTCAGCATCAGTAAGTGGCACACCTTTAAATTGTCCAAATCCTGCTACAGGTATATAGGCACCGTCTTTTAGATCAGCGACATATTCAGCTTCTTTTACTTTCCAGCCTTTTCGTCGCTTATTGTCGTAAAGCATGCGATGATTGTTGGTAACTCGAATGTCTGAAGACTGTCCTTTGATCGAGCAAAAGAACTCATCACGATTTAGCTTTCGACGAACTTTGGCAATTGTCGGAACGTACTTTGCTTCTTGCGTTTCAGGATCAAAAGCTAAAACATCTTCTCCTATGGCTACATCTTTCTTCCATCCTCCTTTCGTAAGAACTTCTGTTTTTTCGTCAAGACAATAGAGACTACGCACTTTAGTGGGGCGCAATACGATTACGCAGTCCACGCTCGGGCAGTCCCAGCCTTCGGTGAGCAGCATAGAATTGCACAAAATAGAGCCTGGGCCTGCATGATCGAACCAATCCAAGACCTCTGTGCGGTCTTTGCTCTCTCCGTTTACTTCACGCGCTGCAAAACCTTTATTGGCAAGGATGTGGGCAAACTTTTGGCTCGTGGCCACCAAAGGCAAGAACACTACTGTTTTGCGCTCCATGCAACCTGCAGCAAGCATCTCGTCGGCAATCTGCTCCAGGTATGGATCTAGTGCGGTATCAATGTCTCCTAGTGCAAAGTCGCCGTTGGAGATATGCACGCTTGATAGATCTAGCTTGAGCGGTATGGTTTGCGCCTTGATGGGGGAGAGGTATCCCTCACGAATAGCGCGAGGTAAGGTGTATTCATAAGCTATTGAATCAAAGTACTGACCTAGATTGCGTTTATCAGACCTGTCGGCGGTCGCGGTAACTCCTAATACCTGCGCATAAGGAAAGTGTCCTAGTACCTGCTGATAGCTATCTGATAGGGCGTGGTGAGCCTCATCAACTACAATCGTATCGAAGTAATCAGGCGCGAATTTTGCAAGACGCTTAGGTCGCATCAAGGTTTGCACGCTGCCAACCGTCACGCGAAACCATGAGCCTAAGCTCGTTTGCTCTGCTTTTTCTACTGCACAACCAAGTCCCGTTGCATTGGCTAACTTGTCGGCTGCTTGCTGGAGTAGTTCACCGCGGTGTGCCAGGATAAGTACGCGCTTGCCTTCATCTACTGAATCTTTGGCCACCATAGAAAACACGATTGTTTTGCCTTAAGTTAGCCGCACCCTGTCGGCAGAACCAACAGGGTGCGCTTCCTTCCTTCTTGCCATTCATTTTCAATGGCCTGTCGTGCTTCTTCCTGGTATGGCCGTAAACTTACGGCATTCATTACAAGCTCCAAGCGCTACCAGTAGTGGGATTTGTGAACTGTTGGGGCTGTGCTGGTATTGGCATAGCGGTTTGCATGGGCTGCTGCGCGGGCTGTTCGGCAACGGGCGCTGGCTGCTGTGCTGGCTGGTAACGAGCTGCCCACTCGTTATAAGCCTTTTCGGCATCCGATGGCCTACAGTACTCGTCTACATCGTTTGCTTGTTTCTTGTTACCGTCCTTGTCCGTGTATTCGCGCACTTTAAGCTTGAGCCAACCGCTCTTATCATCAAGCTCGTTCCAATGCATGTGCATGTTGCCTTCGTCGTCCCTGGTAAAACCAAGGCACTCAAAGAAGCGAGCGACGCGCCACTGCATCTTAGTGTTGAGCATAATGCGATCAGTAATGGTGAATTCACGATCTCCTGCCGTTACCTTAAGTGTCAGCTTGGCACGCGGGCATGATGCCATTTTTGCAGAGCCGTCAAAACGCTCACGCTCCAAGCTTTCAACGCGGAAGGGATAATAGCCAGCATCAAGCAATTCAAATGAGGGGCCATCATCAATTACGATACCTTCCCAGTCGAGCGCCTGGCCTAAATCTACTTCTGCCATTGTTTTTCCTTTCTAGTTTTAGTTAAAGGGGACATCAATACGGTTTGCCTTGACTACTTCTAGGATTTGCTGCCAGCTAGGCACGATAAAGCCTGTGATGTAGTCTGGTGGGAAATTCTCAGGTGGTGTATCAAGCGTGAAATGTCCATGATCTGCCGCCACCTTGCGAATCTCATCTACGGTTACGCCATCTGCCTGCATAAGCTGTAGTGCTGGTGCCCAGAAGTCTGGCAATCCGCTCTCAGATGGTGCGGCAGGTGTCGCTTCCGGCACAGGTGTTGGAGTCTGATCTACCTGGGGTTGTGGTTCTGGTTGTGCCATAACCTGAACAGGTGCAAAATTTGCACATGTTGCTTGCGTGATATAAGGCGCGATTTCCTGGTAGTCGAAGGGCAGTTCTGCAGCTAAGCCCCAGCGATTCTTGGCATCCCAGCATGCGTTGTGCTGGGTATACATGACTCGTTTGTTGCCTCGCGCCTTAGCCTTTCCGCTGTCTGTCTTTTCGACCACGGTTTTGTAATTCGCAAAGAGCACTACGTCCGCCCATTCCTTGACCATATTGGCCACGGATTTCTTCGGTGTGTCGATGAGCTTTAACTGATAACGGTCGTAGGCTGCAGCTTCGTCAGGTTGCTCAAACTTGCGAATCATCGAATGAGCCACAAGAACCACATTGATCTGCTGCTCCACGATGTCGGAGAGCATGTTTAAGAGTTTGCCGAATGCCTCATACACATAGGTGTAGCCTGCGCCATAAGCAAAATCTTCAATGCCACTTTTTTGACGTTTACTGCATACCTCGTTGATACAGAGACGCTCTGCCCAATCAATTGTGTCAATTACAAGCGTTGAGCAAAGACCAGGTGTATCACGAACGTACTGGACTTCCTGCAGGAGCATCTGCCAGCTATCAGGAGCAGGGAGACGCCTTACGTTCATGGTGTTAGTGGACCCTTCCGTATCAATGAACAGAGGATTTGGGAACTGCGATGCGAACGTTGACTTGCCAATGCCTTCAACGGCATAGATCACGCACTTCGTTGCAGCTAGTATAGGGCCCTGCGAAATATCAAATTGCATTACTAGCACCTCCTAGTGATTTTGCTTAGCGACTGTCAGGCGGACTTGCGCTGATGCAACAGAAGTTTTGATGCATGCTTTGTAGACATCTGGGTACTTCTCGCGGATAACACTTGCATTTAAGCCAGTCCGAGTGGTTGGCCTTGTTACCGTGACCGTATGGCCTTCAGGGGTAATGTGCTTGCCACCTTCACCAAGTTCTTCTTTGATTGCATCTTCAAGCTCTTTCTTCTTGTCGGTGAGGGTATTAATACATGCCTTGGTGTTAATGAGATTGAGGACTAATTCATTAACTTTTGCTTCGTTCATTTAAAGGCTCCATTTCTGCTCGGTTTTAACAGGGGCGGTGGTATTAGCAGTAAGTGCGGTAAAACGATCAACTGGATCTGGAATAGGGCTACCAGTTGCCATGGCAAGCCCTGGAGTGTTGGCAAAGGCAGCGGAGGTATCGACTGTTGAGGCAGTAGGCATACCGTAGCCATCCTCGATGATGATTTGGCAGGAATCATCGCTACCAACGCGCGTGCCAATGATCTGCAGTCCTTCTGTTTGTGCCCAGGCTCCAAAATCGGCAAGGGTCTGAGGGTCGAACTGCTCCAACTTGTCGACGAGCACAAAGCCACATGTTGGCTTTAGGGCGCGCACGATTGCAGTGGCCACGCGAAGCTGTTCCGATCCGCTCATACAGTCCCATGCTTGTCCGTTGTAGGTAAGCTTGCCTTGTTCGACACTCAAGCCCGGCAACGGTAGATCAGCACCGTCCAAGAGCGCCATACGTTTGGTGCGTACGTCTTCGATCTGGTCGGTGAGCTCTTTGTATTGGCCGTCGAGTTCGTCAGCTTCTGCAAAGGCATTTTCACGGGCTGCGTTGATGCGTACCTTGGTATTGATGGCGTCAATTTCTTGTAGCTTGGCTTCGATCTCTGCCGTGCTTTCGTCGCGCAGTTGTTCGACCGTCTTATTCGCTGTATCAAGATCAGAGCGTGCTTGTTCAAGCTGTGAGGTGGTCTCATTAACTTTTTTGTTAATATCTTCTGCTTGCTGCATCAAGCGGGCGAGCTGTGCTGCCAGATCTTTACAACGAGAATCAAGTTGCTGTGCTTGGTATCGCTTCTGCTGATTTTCACCATTTCGTGCCAGGACTGCTTGCTGTTCCTGGATAAGCTCGGATGCGCTAATCGGTGCATTAGGCGCATCGGGGAAGTAGGTCATATCTTCTGCAGCACCACGTTTCTGACGGGCGAGCTGACCAAGCGTTGTGCGCTGGTTGTAAAGCTGTTCTTCCTGGGCATCAAGTCGGTTAAGTTCATCTCCGATACCGATGATCTGCAGAAGCGTTTCAGCTTTTTCCTTATCGCTCGCGTTCATGAATTTAGGCAGATCAAGCGCAAGTTGTTCCAGGAAAGAATCGAGCAGGTTTTGCCCTGACTTGTTGCCTGACGGGTCGGTTACTTTAAGCGAGGAATTGACGCCTTTGCGTTCCACCACAATACCGTTAGATAGTTCTACGCGCAGACGTGGATCAGTAGTAGAGCCTTCACGCTTAGCATGGCTGGGCTTAAAACGGTTGCCGCCTAGTGCCCAAGCTATTGCATCAAGCACCGAGGTTTTGCCTTGTCCATTGCGACCACCGATTACGGTAAGGCCGCTTTCGCTTGGCTTAAGTTCTACCGCTTTAACACGTTTGATATTCTCAGCTTCAAAGCTGGTGATTTTGACAGATTGATCCATATTTACATCTCCTTTGATTCGGGCGCTTTTACTTGGGCGCACTTGTCGTAGAGTTCTTTTTCCCAATTACAGGGCTCGTAACCGTCGACAATGTAGGAAAGAACTGGCTCGAAATAGCTGCGGAAGTTTTCGTACTGACCTTGTGAGGTGCATTTACCGTTGTAGATTTCGGTTACCCACATACCGTTTAGTTTTGGCAGATTTAAATAACCGATAGCTTTAGCAACCATACAGAGTGGTTCATGCTCATTGATTTCGAATTCATTGAGCTGAAAACTTTGAAATATAGCCTTGTAGAGTTGTTTCTCTACGTTAGGGCACGGATCGTTGTTCTTTATTTTGCTAACGATCCACTCTTTGCGATTTTCTGCTGCTTGATTAAGCTGTGCCCTGATTTCATCTAGTTCCTGCTTGCACTTAGCTTCTGTAGGATCTTCGTCCTCTTCAATCGGGACAAACATTTCAGCAAAGGCTTTGCGTTCCAAATCCCAGTCATGGAGTACAAACACTGCACCATTGGCCAGTGCTTTTTGGTAGTTCTCTTCAACAAAATCAAGCTGATTGCGCTCGACATAGGTGCGGTACTTATAGCCTTCTGGTTGGTGCCCTACGATCTTCCAGCCACGCTTTTTGATTTCCTTGCGTAGTACCGAATACTCAAGCTGACGTTTCTTCTTGGTGCGCAGGTGATCGGCGATCTTTTGCCACTCTTTCTCGGTGCAGTTGGTAAGTGCTTTTACGGCATGCTTATCGTCGGCAAATTCATCAATGGCAAGCAGGCGATCTAGGCTCATATCTTCTGCTGCATCATCGACCAAGATCATGGCGTGGTTGACGCGCTTTGCCCTGTTCTTACCTTTTGTTGCTTTGTCGACAGAGGCGGGATCCACACCTAAGAGCAACATCTGCTGTACGCCACGAGACTTCTCGATGTCTGACAAGGGCTGCTTGTCATCGGTGGCCATGGCTGCGACAAGTGCGTTCGCTTCGTCGAAATCTTCGCAGACATTAGCGGTAAACTTAGCGAGCTTACGGCTCTGCATAGCGCGATAGCGGCGTTCACCGTCGACAATGTGATAGATGCCTCCATCACGCACAAGAATAGGTGGGATGAATGGTTCACCCGGGCGCTCCTTATTAAGATCGAAACTGGCTGCCAGCTCCTTAATGCCCTCGAACTTTTTACGAGGGTTGTTTTCATTGGGGTAAACATCGTCGATGCTTACGACTTCTAAGTTCATAGTCCCTCCTTTTGAACTATGACCAGGCTTTTTATTAAAAACCGTGATTCATTTAAGAATTAATTCTTGGATTGGTGCCAAGCTTTTTACGGATACGTTTCAAGCGTGTTTTGTTTGCATCAATATCCAGATCCAGGCATTTGATTTCCCAGGCTTCAAGCGCAATGGTGTAGCGCTCTTCTTCCTTGGCGTACTGGTAGCGATTACGAGGCGATACCTTCATTTTGGTTGGCTTAGGAGGTATACGGCGCTTACCGCGGCTTGATTCTTCTTCATCGTAGATAAGCCGTTGTTCTGGCGTTAGCTGCATGAGCGTATCCGATACGCGCCACTCACCATCCATGAGGTTTTTACGTTTGGAACACACACGGCACTGACCAGTTTTAGGGGATACGGTTGAGCGCCATTTAGCACAGACGGGGCACCATTTGAGCTTTGTTTTAAAGCAGCGAAGAGATACGCCTAGATGGCGAGACATCCAATCAACAGAATTTTTTGACCGCTTTAAGTGCTTGCAGATCTCACGCATGGGTAATACACCAGCGTTATCGCGCAAGTATTTAATGTCCTTGGTGCTCCAGTCGATACGATGTGCTCCTTTACGCAATGACCTCACCAGCTCCAATAAGGTAGTAGAGTCCATGCAAGAAAGCGCAACGCAAGTGATCATTAGTAAGTAGCTTCTGACCCTCGTAGACATAGCGACGACACTCAAGCAAGTCCTTCTGGTTGGAAAGGTTGCCCTTGGTACGTGGGTTTAAAACTTGCTTGCTTGTTTGAATTACAGGCATTTCACCTGAAGATTCAAGGCCACGTAAAAGATAGCCCACAAGCCACGGTGTTTGGTGCGATGTGCTTTTGGCGGTACGCATACCTGGATAGGGGACAAAGCCTTCGATTACTACTACTTCATGGCCATGCATGACTAAAAATTGTTCGAGTTGTCGCCAGATGTTTTGACAGCGAGAATCAAGCAAGTTGTTGTCAATGCCGCATGACTTGGGGTAGTGGATGGTTTTTACGTCGATAACTCGATGTTCATCCATATATACAATGCCTGTATTAGTGGTTCCAGGGTCGATCGCTACGATGCTTGGCATGGTACTTACGCTGCCTTCCTGTCATCTTCGATGTGAAGACCGTCGAGCACTGCGTCTTGGTAGCCCTTTTCGTAGCCTTCGTTATATCCATCTTCGTAAGAAGCTTTGGTTGCTTTAAAGATGAAGTAGATCGCAATAAAACAACCAATCGCTAAAAGGCTAACGAACAGATCGCCTGGCTCAAGATATAGTGCCCCTAATTGCATGACGGTGTTTCCTCCTTGACTGGAATACGCCACAGCTTCCCGAACTTAAGTGCACCAGGGATACTGCCGTCGCGGCAACGGCGAAGCACGCTATCGCGGCTAAGACGCAGACGCAGGGCAAGCTCTTCTACTGTGAGGTAGGTGTATCCTTCAGGTGCTAGTGGTGTATACTGCTTAGTGGTTTGGGAGCCCTGGCTATTGCTGGGGCTCGTTTTATTTGTGGCCATAGTTATTTCTCCTGATCTTCTGGATGATTGACCTTGTAGATGCTCATATCGTCATAGGCTTCATCGCGCCAGATGTCCTTGAAGTCAGTGCCGTAGCCATAACCATTGACTGAGAAATTGACCCTGTTAACGTAGCGATAGACAATGCCACCAAGTTCGAATGATTTAAGATCACATTCAAGAGGCACGATAGAACTGCCATTAAATAGAAACTTGCGCGCAATGCGATTCTTGATAGAGTGTTCGGTTTCTTCATAGCCCGTACCCTCTTCGTAATCGGTGAATTCCAGGATGTTCCTGGTTGGTTGGTTGTAGTTGCCCATGATTTACCTCCTAACGTGCGAGCTAAAAAACGGATTTGGAGGCCTGAATAAACTCATTTATATTGAGATTGGCAGAGCTGGTGGTTTGCGTATTATCAGCGTTTTCGATGGTGCGCAACCATTTGAGATCAAGCCTGATCACCTTAATAAGAGCCTCAGCTGCATCAACTCCAGCCATTGCCATTTCTGGTGTAGCTGTATCACTAGCCCCCATGTGTACGATCTTTAGAAGATCATCTACCAGCTGTTTTTCCTGTTCTTCGCTCATCCTTGCCTCCTTACGCGGTCTTCTGCCAGAAGTCGTCTGTTGGGCACTCGAATGCATCAGCGATACGACACATAGCCTCGAAACTCGGCGTGTTAATAGCAGCTTCGTAGCGACCGATGCTTGCCAAGCTGATGCCGCTAGCTTCTGCTAAGTCACGCTGCTCCCAACCTTTGTCGATACGCTTTTTCTTCATCTCGCGTGCCATGTAGTTAAGATCGAACATTTACTTACCTCCTTTCTTTGCGTGCAAACTCCAACCAAGAAGGATTCCTGAGAAGGGCAGCGCCATAATGAGCAAGCTATTTCCTTCGTGTTCCAATCCGATAGACTTGCTGTAAAGTCCAGCTCCGAAGAACACAGCCCAAATCGCCCAGATAAGAACTAAAACGTAGCTTTTCATTTCTGCTCCTTCATTGGTTGGCTAAAACAGATAATTAAATTGTCTGTTTGATCTAAAAATAGATAAAGATATTAAACATGTCAAGTAAAAAATGTATATTTAGATTGAACATTTGATAATTAGCTTGTATTATTTGATGCGTTGGCGAGAGAAAAGAGACATCATGGATCTCCAATTAATGAAACTTAGGAAGCTCGCAGGATATAAAAACAGGGAGTCCTTTGCAGACCACATTGGCGTGAATAGATATACGTACAAATCCTGGGAAACAGGCGCAGCTATGATGAACTTTGAGCAAGCATGTATGTGTGCAGATGCGCTCAATTGCACTACCGATGCGCTAGCTGGACGTTCCGTTGACGATAGAAAGCTCACAGACCCCTACGAACAAGAACTCGTGGACTGTTATCGATCGTCCACCGTAGATAGACAAGAGCGAATCCTGGATACCGCACGAGATGCTGCGGCAATGTCTAAAGATGCTGCCGAACGTGATATACCTGCATCCCAGGAGGTGAGCGCGTAGGTGAAAAGGATCCTTGAGCATGCTTCTTTTATTGTCAATACAATAGCAAGTCTACTAGCGATATTCGGGGTAACGGTTGTTCCTTTTTTTCTTGATCTAAATAATCCAGCCATTACTATTCCGCTTGCTGTGGCTCTTCTGCTTATTGGGGCATTTCTCGGCTACAGATTGCGAGAAAAGATTGCCGACACAGAAGTAGAAAAAGAAATAGCTATCAGGGAATATGGGGAGAAGAAAAAGGAAGAAGAATTAAATAAGAGAAAAAGCGAAGAAGAAGAAAAAAGATGGAATAGCCTTATTTCAGACATTAAGCATATGGAATATGAGAAGAAACTATATTTGTATGGCGTTATAAGGAAAGGCTTTATTGAAGTTCCTGAAAACAACTATAGTTATGAGTCGCTGAATGCAGAATTAGAGTCACTGTTTTATGACGGTTTAGTTGAGTATGAATATTGCGATGTAGACAAGAAGAAATGGTCTCCGACACAGAAATCCTTGGATTTATTCGAAAAGCATTCGGAGCTATTTTCTTCTGTCAAGGAAGAGTTTAATCACGAATGATCCTGTCTAATCGGAAGGAACTGAAGATCGAAGGCGAAATCGTTTGGTACACAATACCTTTTGATTTTCAGATTTAGGAGGAGTAACCATTCGTCAAAACAATTTGACTTTTTCAAAAAATATGTAATTAATTGATTACAGCAAGGAAGGCAATTGAAGTCACCGACACAAATAGCACTCTTTTTAAGACACCTAAAACATGCAGTAGAGAAGAACGGTTTCATTATTGTTAACCGTGAAGCAACCAACCAATTTATAGCAGACAGAAACATGACTTACGATGAATTGAAAGACATTATTCTGTCTCTCGAAGTTAAGGATTGTTTTGATGGACCCGAAGAAGACAGGGATCCTAAATACAAAAATAAATGGACGGTTGCAGAGTTTTCTCCTATCTACTGCGGTGAAAAACTATATCTAAAGATGTCTATAAGAGTCGATGCGGAACGGAGTAAATGCCTATCCGTAAAGCTATTTACTGAAAAGGAGGGCAACTAAATGGAATCTATTAGAACATATTGTGTAGAGTGCGACGAAGAATTAGTTGCGCCAATTCAGATTATTAGCGACAAGATCATCATTAAGGGTGAGCCAATTGAATATAATGCGAAAGTCGCAATTTGCCCTAATTGCAACGTCATAATTGCTGATTCGCGTCTCGAAGGTGAAAATTTAAAAACAGCATACGCTAAATACTGTGATTTGCATAATCTTGTAAAGCAGAATGAGATAGTCGAGTTGCGGCAAGCTATGGGTTTATCTTTGCGTGAGTTTAGTAAGTTTCTTGGTTTCGGTGAGCAAACGGCTGCAAAATATGAAAAGGGCTCAATACCTGATCTTTTGCATAGTAATACCATCCGTATGGCATCAAATGTCAATGGTGCGAAGCTTCTATTTCAGATGAATGGACAGTCATTAAATCAATCTTCGCAACAAAGAATTAGAAGTTATATTCAGCGTTTAGAAGAAGGCGACAATATAAGCGAAATTTGGTGGAATGGCATGGCCTATCTTTTTATGGAAGAAAATGCGCCTGCCAGCCATATAAATGGATATCGAATCTTAGATGATAGTAGATTGACCGCGCTTGTTGTTCGCTTGGCGATAAAGTGTGAAGATCTTTTTAAGACAAAGCTGCAAAAAGCATTATTCTTCTGCGATTTTCTGGCTTATGAAAAATTTGGAAGATCGTTAACTGGAATGCGTTACGCTCATGCTGATTATGGCCCTATTATGGATGATTACGATGTGCATATATCAAAAATGGTTCGCAACGGAGACATTGTTCTTGCACAGTATGGATGGGGAAAGGTAATTGCTCCGGCGTCAAAAACTCCTGATGATGTTTTTTCTGAAGAAGAAGAAGAATTAATAGATTGTGTTACGCAATTTGTCAATACGTTTACTTCGACTACTGAAATATCAAACTATTCTCATTCTCTTACAGCTTGGAAATCTACTGCTAATGGAGAAATTATTTCTTATGCATCGTCGAATGGAGAGGTGTCAAAAGCTGTCGAGAACAGACTAAATACTTACCGTTAATGATATAAAACAAAAAGCCCCGCAAAACTTTGGCGAGCGAGCGGGGCAACCTCCAACCAGAAGGCTAGGTGAATTGTATCATGTCTAATGCCTCTAAGGGTTCTATACGTCAAATGGAGCCAAACAAACCACGCGGTAAATGTAAAACTTGGCAGCTACGTGTTCGTACAAAATTAAATGCAAGAACAGGGAAGTACCACGAAAAGTCTCGTACTTTCCATGGTAGCTATCGACAGGCTCAGGCAGCATTAGCTGATTTCGTGAATGAAGTAGAAAATCAAGCAAGCTCTGCACCAGCACGCAAACTTACCTTTGAAGAGTTGTGTAACGAATGGATTGAGCATCGCTTGGCCATGCGTCAAATTGCTCAAGGTACAGCGGAAAAGAACCATAGCTCCCTCAATGCGTTATGCAGACACATAGGGAAAATGCCTGCCAATAAGCTTGAGCCATATATGATTACTGATGCTATAAAGGCTCTCTTATCTGGAGATAGTCCAAGTGGTATGCCTCTTTCGACCACTTATGTCCTTATGGGTATACAGGCTGGTAGTACCATGTATAAAAGCTACGCAATGCCAAATGGTATAGCATCTAAAAACCCTTTTGATGGGGTGGAACGACCGAGGATAGATACAGAAGAACGAGAACCGCTCACAGAGCAACAAGAAATAACCCTTATGGAGCAATGCTCACCAACCGAGAATCATCACGCTGCAGTTGCTTTGGCTTTGTATGGCGGATTGCGTAGAGGCGAAGTTGCTGCGCTTGATTGGAAACACGTAAACCTTATTGATGGCGTTTTATTACTTCCTGATACAAAAGGTGGCAACAAACTTACTGCAGTCCCTATGCGACCTAAGCTTATTAAATTCTTACTAGATTGGAAGGAATGCCAGGCTGAACGCATGGCTAAATACGGTGTGGTGCAATCCGATGAAACGGCTGTGTGTGCTAATGATTTAGGAGATAGTTTAGATAAAAAAGTATTGGGCCGCTGGTGGCAAAGAAACAGGGCTCGTCTTGGATGTGATGGTGTACGTTATCACGATTTAAGACATACATTTGCTACCAATTTAGCAAGGCATAATGTACACCCAAAAGCCATACAAGAGCTCATGCGCCAGAAGGATGATCGTATGGCTATTAGAGTGTATACCCATGTAAATGTTCAACAGATGCGAGATGCGGTTTTAAGGCTTGAAGATTAGCCACAATTTTAGCCACAAAAATCCTTCCAGAATCTGCTTTCAGTGCTGTAACGTGATTTTACTGCATGTTTGACCTGCGGTTATTGCTTTCAATGATTTGCATCGTTTATATATAAAAGGCTTTCACACGGTGGGGGTCGCTGGTTCGAACCCAGTAGCGCCCACCATTGAATCGCCTGGTCAGAAGCTTGTGTGCTTCTGGCTTTTTTGTTTTGCCCCGTCTTTCGACTTCTTTTCGGGAATTTCTCTTGTTATTCGTGGGATAATGAGTTGTCTATTTTCTTTCCCGTTCTAATTGAGAGTATGTTTAGCTATGTACGGTTCTTATGGGTACGGCTATAGCACCATGGCCAATACTGTGGGCATCGGTCTTGTTCTTGGTTTTATAGCCTTTGTTGCTGCAATCGTTGTTACGGTTCTCTTCTATAAGAAGTTTATTGCTGTCGATAATATTCATAAAAGCCCTGGCTTGAAGCGCGATTGGGGTCCTTTCTTTCGATTCGAGCATCTTATTATCGAAAATATCTTAAAAGTTCTCTATATCTTTGCAGCATGCTTGATCGCTTTTGAATGTGCTGCAAGTATTATTACTTCTTTATTTACGATTATGTATGATCCAGGTGCAGCGTTCGCAGGTATTTTGATCATGCTTATCGTTTGTATTGTCCTTGAAGTGCTTAACCGCCTTTGGTTTGAATTTGCGCTCCTTACCGTTTTGATTTGGAAGAACACTTCTGCGATTCGTAAGTCAGTTTCTGGTCAGCAGGACGATACTCAAACGGGCTCTTTTGGCCACTCTTCACCATCTCCTTATGCTCCTCAAGGCGGATATTCTGTTCCTACTGTTCATAACGCGCAGCAGCAAACTTCTACGCCTACTCAAAGCTTCAATTCTTCTGCTCAGCAGCCTACCGCTCCAGTTACTGGATCTGCGCCTTCTGTCCCGCAACCAGCATCGCCAACAGCTTCTTCTCCTGTGCAAGCATCTGTTACTCAGCCACAGTCTGCTTCCCAAGACACTTTTAATGGA